AAAGCCAGAATTGGTGAAGAGAGATTCCGTCGAGAACACGAGTGTGAGTTTTTAATCTACGATGAAACTCTAATATCCAGTATTAAATTAGTAGAGATGGAAGGCCGAGATCCTGTGTGGAATCAAGGACAGGTGCGTTGGTATGCTAAACCTCGACCTAAACACACTTATATGGTAGCACTGGATCCATCGCTGGGTACCGGTGGAGACTATGCGGCCATACAGATATTCGAGTTACCAACATTTAAACAGGTAGGTGAGTGGCATCACAATACCACACCAGCCAATCAACAGATCAGAATACTACAGAGTATTAACAAGTATATCCACGATACCATCTTAGAGCAGGATGCTTCTGCCACACCTAGCATATTCTATTCCATGGAAAACAACACACTGGGAGAAGCGGCATTAATGCGAGTGATGGACGTGGGTGAAGAAAATATAAAAGGTATGTTCCTGTCCGAACCCATCAGAAAAGGACACAGACGTAAATTCCGAAGAGGGTTCAACACCACTGCCAAACACAAGATCGATGCCTGTGCTAAATTTAAAGAATTAGTTGAAAATAATAAACTAGAACTGAATTCTAAGGCTCTCATATCAGAACTTAAAACATTTGTTGCAACTGGTGTTAGTTATAAAGGAAAACCGGGGGAGCACGATGACCTTGTAAGTGCTATGCTGTTGGCCACTCGTATGATGAAAGTGTTAGCGGATTTTGATCCTAAAATCTTTGAACACTGGACCAATAGGACCGCAGAATACACAGCACCAATGCCTATTTTTGCTAACCTGGGTGTTTAAATAAATACATCATATGATATCAGCACAAACGTCTCAGGACCTTTTTAACAAGATTAGAAGCAAGTTTTCTAACCTACAAATCGGAAATAGCCTCGGAGAAACTACTGCGAATCCTCAGGAAGCAACTTTTTTTGACTTTGAATTTACTGAGGATGCAGATACATTTGGCAGAATATCCATATCACTAGCCGACGGCGAAAATGTCAAAGTATACTATAACAAGGGTCTAGTTGATAAAATTAACGAAGAGGACAAAAAGGGCTGGTATTCTTTCCTTAAAGAACTAAAGGACTTTGCCGTAACACATCAATTGGGGTTTGATGTACGAGATATCACCAAATCCAACCTCACACAGCAGGACTATGAAAATCTTGCAGATACGAACAAAACGGTAAATACAGACGGTATGTCAGAAGAATTAAGCAGAATTACAAAATTAGCAGGATTGGCAGAAGGACTTACGGGTACTTCTAAAAGTTCATTTGAGAATTTAGATAAAACCAAACTAATTATACGTCACTCTAAAGCGGTGGACGAGAACATACCAGGCGACAGAACAAGGAACATCAATTCATTGTACATTGAAAATCAAGAGGGTGAGAGATTCAAATATCCTGTGATCCATTTGGCGGGTGCTAGAGCAATGGCAAGACACGTGGCCAATGGCGGTGCACCACACGACGACTTTGGAAAACATATCGTGGGAGTGAGCGAACAGATTGCTCAACTGAATTCTTTCTCGAGATATGCGGCCAACAAAGATCAATTAAACGATTCAGCGGGTGACATTATTGAAAAAGCAAAACTAAAATTAGAAACAATGAGAAAATATATCAAAGGACTTTCTAAACAAAAAAATTACGAAGCAGTGAAAGAGACTTTCCAACCTACTGAAACACCAGAATTAGACGACGAAGCAAGAGCATCGTTGAGAGAAAAGTTCACGCTCAAACACATGGACGACAGAGTTGAATCTGCTCTGCCTTTACTACATAGTATTATGCAAGAAGCGGACAAACCAGAAGACGAAATAGCAGATCCGGAAATGGACAAACCTTTATCAGACAAAGATGCAGAGATACCCGCACCAGTCGACGCGGCACCGATGGTTCAACAATTTCTTTCCGATCCAGAAAACAAACTGGTATTGAGACAGGATCCTGCCGCTGATCAAATGCTACAAAGAACAAAATTTACAAACAAGAACACAATGTTGTCATCAATATTGAGTGACATAGCCTCAAGGATGTTGACCAAGACACCCGAACAAGATAGAGTGGCAAACTTTGCATCACACGTGGCAAATGAAATAGGCCAAGAAGGTGCACCTTTCTTTGAACCACACAAGAATTACATCAGAGATAAAAAAGTTGCATTCCAATTGGCAAAGAGATACATCGACGATTACAAAAAAATGAAACAGGATCCAGAATATGCCTCACAAGTTAGAATGGATCCACAGGCATACGAACCCAAGAAAGATAGAAAAGGCCAAGCCAAAGAAGAACAGGCGTTCGAGGGTTGGGCAGACAACATCACAGAACAGAAACCATATGTTTCTATGTACAGAGGTGATGACGGTAAAATGGTATACGATGTGCTGGACAAAGACGGCGAGTCAGCATATGTTAGTTCAGAATATGATACTGCAACAGATTATCTAAAAAAGAATTTTGACAGACTGGCAGGCAGAGAGACTGTAAGCACAGATACTGCAAGTACAGATAATCCGTTAAGGGGAACTTCCGGAGATATCGACTCCTTCAACGCAGAAGGACAGGATGATGTAAACGAAAATCCAGAAACAGATCAAGAAATGTCAATGGATTATGAATTCACAGGAGACGATGGTGAAATGGCATATGGCACATTGCACTACAAAGTGGTAAATGGCAAAGTGGATCCAAACTCATTGAGAGGTGAATCGGAATACGAAGGCAATGCCAAAGTGGACGACGAGTTTGCCACAGACATGGTCAAGCCGGGTGGTGCTGATCACGAAGAAGCACTTGCGGCCGCTCAGGATGATTACAGTTATGAGGCACAGCGTATGCAAAGCAAGTTTGGTGAAGGCAACGAGTTCGCACTGGCAGTACAGAAAGCCAAAGCGGCCGGCATGAAAGCAGGCGATAAATTCAAAGTAGGCGATAAAGAATACACATTAAAAGATGCTGTTGAACTAGCAGGATTAAAACTAGAAGAATTTTTTAACGAAGAAGAATTAGCAGAAGCAAAACCAGACTTCCTGGATCTGGACAAAGATGGCAATAAGACAGAGCCAATGAAATCCGCGGCCAAAGATGCCAAAAAAGAATCCACAGAACTAGACTCCATACGGAAATTAGCCGGTATCTAATTACCAAAATAATATAATATTTCACTAGACACAAGATAAATAAGTGTGTATATTATTCATTATGTCTAATATACATTTAGGCAAAACAAAAACAAACATAGGCACACAAAGGAGGCTTACATTATGGCTACATTGGCTGAAATAAGAGCGAAGTTAAAATCTCAAGAAGTGAATCGCTCCACTTCTAACACAGGCGGCGACAACGCCATCTACCCACATTGGAACATACAGGAAGGACAGGAAGCGGTAGTACGTTTCTTACCGGACAAAGATCCAAACAACACTTTTTTCTGGACAGAGAGAGCAATGATCAAATTGCCTTTTGCTGGAATTAAAGGACAAGCAGATTCAAGACCAGTACAGGTACAGGTACCATGCATGGAGATGTATGGAAAGACTTGCCCGGTACTGACTGAAGTGAGACCGTGGTTCAAAGACAAATCAATGGAAGACATGGGAAGAAAATATTGGAAAAAGAAATCTTACATTTTCCAAGGTTTTGTTCTGCAGAACCCATTAGCGGAAGAAACAACACCTGAGAATCCAATCAGAAGATTCATCATTGGACCTCAGATCTTCAACATCATCAGATCAGCGTTGATGGATCCAGAAATGGAAGAGTTACCAACTGATTCTGTGAGAGGTGTGGACTTCAGGATAACCAAAACTTCCAAAGGTGGTTATGCTGACTACTCCACTTCCAAATGGTCGAGAAGAGAAAGAGCATTGGATGAAGCAGAGAGATCTGCAATCGATAAGTTCGGGTTGCATAATCTATCTGACTTTAGACCAAAAGAACCTAGTGATGCAGAAGTTAAGATAATCAAAGAATTATTTGAACAATCTGTAAATGGTGAGGCTTACGATCTAGAAAAATACGGACAGTATTATAGACCAGCAGGAGTAAGTGCACCTCAAAAGAGTTCTACTACTGATCAATCCTCTAATACAGAATCTGCACCAGCAGAATCTCCAAAGGAAGAAACAAAAGTAGAAACAACTAGAGTGGCTCAACCAGCACCAACATCAGCACCAGCAGGTGATAGTGCCAAGAGAGCAGAAGACATCTTGAAACTTATTAGATCAAGACAAGCAAAATAAACCCCTTAAATTACCAAGTAGTCATTCTATTGACAGCATGGCTACTTGGTGCTAATATAAGAATATGACAAAACCATTTGATATAACAAAATTTAGAAAAAATATTACAAAATCAATACAAGGATTAGGTCTAGGATTTAATGATCCCACAGACTGGATCTCAACAGGTAACTTCGCATTGAACTATCTCATATCGGGAGATTTCAATAAGGGTATTCCGTTAGGCAAAGTATCTGTGCTGGCAGGCGAATCAGGAGCGGGTAAATCCTACATCGCTTCAGGCAACATCATCAAGAACGCACAGGCACAGGGCATCTATGTGATACTGGTGGACACAGAGAATGCTCTAGATGAGAGTTGGCTACAGGCATTAGGAGTGGACACATCAGAAGACAAATTATTAAAACTATCCATCTCCATGGTGGACGATGTGGCGAAGACCATTTCAGAATTCATGAAAGGCTACAAGGAAGAACACGCGGAGAACCGAGAAGGTGCTCCTAAGATACTTTTCGTGATCGACTCTCTGGGTATGTTGTTGACTCCCACAGATGTCAATCAGTTCGAAGCGGGAGAGATGAAAGGTGATCTGGGAAGAAAACCCAAGGCACTGACAGCACTGGTGCGTAACTGTGTGAATATGTTTGGATCCTATAACGTGGGATTAATAGCAACCAATCACACATATGCTTCGCAGGATATGTTTGATCCTGATGACAAGATCTCGGGCGGACAGGGATTCATCTATGCTTCGAGTATAGTGATAGCAATGAAGAAGTTAAAACTCAAAGAGGATGAGGCAGGCAATAAGGTATCCGAAGTAAGAGGTATACGAGCCGCTTGTAAAGTAATGAAAACTCGATATGCCAAACCCTTTGAAAGTGTACAGGTGAAAATTCCATATGACACAGGCATGGATCCATACTCTGGATTGGTAGATCTATTTGAGAAAAAGGGTCTATTGAAACAGACAGGAAATCGTTTAAAATATGTGGATTTCAAAGGTAAGGAAATGATAGAGTTCCGAAAAAACTGGACTGGTGATAAATTAGACATAGTTATGGCAGACTTCCATAACATCAAAGAACCAGAAACAGAACAGGAGAACAAGCAGGATGGAGAATCGAATGACGCATGATCAAATTGAAGAAATTTGGACATCTGTTGCAAACTATATTCCCGAACGAGTAAAACTAGACTGTGCAGTTGACTACGTAAAAACTTTATTAGATCAAGGAATTGAGACGAGAGTATTAAAGGCCGCCGGCGAGCACGACGATAGACTAGAACAAGCAATTAGTATTGTTTTAGAAGACTCGTACGAGGAAGAAGAAAGTTACTTTGAAGAAGAATGAGTTGGTACTCGGACATAAGCAAGGATCTTAGTAAGATTCCAAGTTGTATCCAACATTATTATAATGAGTTAGAACAGGCTCGTAAGGAAGTGGGCATATATGGCAATCTTGAAAAGAACAGTGCCGCAATGCCAGGACAAGTCGAGCATCGTTTCAATCAATTACAGGAAATAGAAGCGATATTAGAATACCTCAATATTGAAAAAAGACAATTGAGATCTAAGTATTTTAAAAAATATCTTGAAAACTATCAACGTGCTCTCACATCTAGAGATGTTGAGAAATATGTCGACGGTGAAGCAGATGTTGTAGATCTAGATAAAATTGTACTCGAGTTTGCCTTACTAAGGAACAAATGGTTGGGCATAATCAAAGGCTTAGATCAGAAACAATGGCAACTTACCAATATCGTTAAATTACGAGTAGCGGGAATGGAAGATGCCTCGGTCAGATAGAATCATACTCACAGACGTCGACGGGGTGCTGTTGGAATGGGAACACCATTTCACAAAGTGGATGTTACAACGATCGTACTTTGACGAGAACGGCAGTAGATATTTTCCACACAAATTATTGCCAGACAAACAGAACACA